TGGAGGCGTGCAGAGTATCAAAATTATGAAATTGGAAACTGTGGAGGATTTGAGATGACGGCGGGACGTCCACGCAAACCAATTGAACAGAAGCGGAAAACAGGTCGAACACCGAACACGGACTCGGGAGGACGCAAACTTCCGGACGTGACGAACGTGACCATCTTGCCTATGGCCGATGGAACACCGACTCCTCCAATAGATCTTGGTCTAGCTGGCCGAGAGCTTTGGGAAAAAGCTTGGGATCGTGCAATCACTTGGCTAAGTCCGACTAGTGACATTAAACAAGTTGAGCAAGCATGCAGAATTGCTGATGATCTTTCATTGGCTAGAACTATTTACAACACAACACGTGACTCACAAGACGGGCGGCTTGTAGTTGCGTTGAATAAGTCGTACTCAGATGCGCTAGCATCGCTTGGATTCACACCTGTTTCCCGCTCACAACTTGGTGTAGCGGAGGTAAAGCGTGTCTCAGCCCTCGAACAACTCATTGCAACCAAGCGAGCCAAGTAATTCTTGGCCACCTAAGTGGCTAACTCCTGTTTCAGAAGAAGATCGCAAACGTGGAGATGGACACTTATACGGTCAGTTTGCTGAAACTGTTTGCCGTGTAACCAAAGACTCCATCGCTTCTCCTGCTGGAGAGTTGATTAAATTAAGATCTTGGCAGCATGAACTAATCGAACATGCACTTGCTAGACAAGAGAATGGTCGCTTTAAGCATCGAGTTGCTTTAATTGGCATGGCTCGTAAAAATGGTAAATCAGCTTTAGCTGCCGCAGTCGGTCTTGCAGGTTTAACTCTTGGCGGACAAGGTTCTGAAATTTATTCTTGTGCAGCTGATAGAGATCAAGCACGGATCGTATTTGGAACCGCAAGACGTATGGTCGAACTAGACCCTGAACTGTCAAAGATGTTTACTTTGTATCGAGATGCCATTGAATATCGAGATACTGGATCAGTTTATAAAGTACTTTCAGCTGAAGCATATACAAAAGAAGGTCTAAACCCTTCTCCTTTAGTCATATTTGATGAGGTTCATGCTCAGCCAAACCGCGAACTATGGGACGTAATGTCACTAGCAGGCGGCGCACGAGAAGATTCTTTGCTACTTGGAATTACCACAGCCGGGGTTAAAACACAAACAGATGGCCAAGATTCACTGTGCTACTCGCTTTATCAGTACGGTCAAAGACTAGTCAAAAAAGAAATTGAAGATCCGTCCTTCTTCTTTGCTTGGTGGGAACCTCAGAATACTGAAGGAGATCATCGAGATGAAAGCCAATGGAGAGAATCAAATCCAGGCTACGGCGACATTGTTGACGCTGAAGATTTTAAGTCTGCCGTGCTCAGAACACCCGAAGCAGAATTTAGAACCAAGCGAACTAACTGCTTTGTATCAACAGCTACAGCGTGGCTCCCTACCGGAAGTTGGGAATTACTCATTGACTCAGAACGAGTGCCAATGCAAGGTGAAGATGTGGTACTCGCATTCGATGGAGCATTTTCCAATGACTCCACAGCCTTAATTGCTTGGCTTTTAGGCGGAGATAAACCACATTTAATGGTTGTCGGCCTATGGGAAAGACCATTAGATGCCGATAATTCGTGGCATGTGCCTGTTGCTGAGGTCGAAAAGACAATAATTGAGACCTACAGAGACCCACGGTTTAATGTAAAAGAAGTTGTTTTCGATCCTGCACGATGGAATAGAACGTTTATGGTACTAGATGAAGAAGGACTTCCTTGCGTATCATATCCAAACTCGGCTGAACGTATGGTCCCGGCTACACAAAAGTTTTATGAAGCAGTAGTAAATCAATCATTTACTCACGACGGTGATGAACGATTGGCACGGCATGTGGCAAACTGTGTGACCAAACAATCAAGTAGAGGTGTCATGGTTGCTAAAGCATCTGCTCGCCGTAAAGTCGATGCTGCTGTCGCTTCAATATTTGGTTATGACCGAGCAACTCAGCCACCGTCACCGCCAGAACCAGTAGCAAGATATTTCAGTATTCAAGTCTAAGGGGTTATCATGAAGAAACTAGACATAGCACTAGCAACAGAAATTCTAGGTATCGGATTGGTATCTATCGGGGTCGGAATGTTTTCAATTCCACTTGCCTTCATTGTCGTAGGTGGATTTCTCATTTGGGCAACAGAAAAGGCTAACTAAATGACCGCAGGTATCTATAATGCAACAGTAGATCAAGGCTCTATTTGGAACTTGACTATTGTGTATCAAGATTCTGATGGAGATCCTATTGATCTTACAGGGTATACAGCAGCAATGCAACTACGACAGAACTACAATTCTGAAATTGCTGATCTAACTTTAACTACTGCTAATGGTGGTTTAACCATTAACGGACCTACAGGCACAATTCAGGTATCTGCATCTGCTGTGCAAACAGGTCTTTTAAGTGCAGGTTTTTATGTTTATGATCTTGAACTTACATCAGGATCTAATATTTCTCGACTTATCCAAGGCCAAATTACGGTAGCAGAGCAGGTGACACGATAATGGCAAATAAAGTTGTCATCAATGAAACTACCAATGAAGTTATTGTGTCAGCGCCAGGTCCTCAAGGTGCACAAGGACCAACTGGTGCGACAGGACCGACCGGACCTACTGGCGCTACTGGTCCAACCGGATCAACTGGACCAATTGGTCCGACAGGGGCAACTGGTCCTACGGGTCCTGTCGGAGCAACAGGTCCTACAGGAGCAACTGGACCTACAGGATCGACCGGACCGATCGGGTCAACCGGTAATACTGGACCAACAGGACCGACTGGTGCAACTGGTCCACAAGGAATTCAAGGAATTACAGGAGACACCGGCGCAACTGGTCCAGTAGGACCAACTGGAGCAACAGGTCCGCAAGGACCAATTGGTGCGACAGGTCCAACTGGAGCAACCGGGCCTCAAGGAATTCAAGGCGACACTGGTGCAACTGGTCCAACCGGTCCTGAAGGTGCAACTGGTCCAACTGGACCTCAAGGAATTCAGGGAATTCAAGGCGAGACCGGAGCAACTGGCGCGACAGGCGCAACTGGAAATACCGGTGCAACTGGGCCGACTGGTCCAACAGGTCCTCAAGGAATCCAAGGAGAAGTTGGAGCAACTGGACCGACCGGTGCGACCGGACCTACAGGAGCGACAGGACCTCAAGGAACTGGCGTACAAATTTTAGGATCTTACGACACCTACGCAGAATTAGTTGCTGCACATCCTACAGGATCTCCTGGCGATGCCTACATTGTAGGCGACGGAGATCTTTATGTGTGGTCTCCAAATACATCTTCATGGGTAAATGTTGGAAATATTCAAGGTCCTGCTGGCGCAACAGGCGCAACAGGTCCAAGCGGCGCGACAGGTGCAACAGGACCGCAAGGTGAAACCGGCGCAACAGGTCCGACAGGAGCGACAGGCGCAACCGGACCACAAGGAATTCAAGGACAACCTGGACCTACTGGTGCAACTGGACCACAAGGTATTCAAGGTATTCAAGGAGTTCAAGGAGATACTGGCGCAACCGGGCCAACAGGTCCTCAAGGTGCAGTCGGTCCGACAGGTGCGACAGGTCCTCAAGGACCACAAGGCGAAATCGGTCCTACCGGAGCAACAGGACCACAAGGAATTCAAGGCGACACAGGTGCGACAGGCCCAATTGGACCTACAGGACCTACTGGTCCGCAAGGAGAAGTTGGCCCAACAGGACCGATCGGCGCAACAGGACCTACTGGACCACAAGGTGAAGTTGGACCTACAGGACCTACAGGACCGGCTGGAGCAACAGGACCATCTGGACCACAAGGTCCTACAGGACCTACTGGACCAGAAGGACCGACAGGACCTACTGGTTCTGTAGGACCATCAGGTTTACCAGGTCCTTCAGGAGCAAATGGTAATACTGTTTTAAGTGGTCCTGGTTCACCTTCACCGTTACTAGGTGTTGCCGGCGATTTTTGGATTGACACTACAGCAAATGTCATTTATGGTCCAAAAACTCCACTTACTTGGCCACCTACTGGCACAAACCTTATTGGTCCAACAGGACCAACTGGACCGACAGGACCAACTGGTCCTTCAGGTCCAATGCCAACAGGAGCAATAACTGGTGTAACTTCAATATCTACTCCAGACTTTATTGAGTTTGACACAACACCATTAACAAGTTCAGCAAATCCAGGTACTTTGTTTTGGGATGCTGGAGATGCTGGTTTAGATCTTATTCTCAATGCAAATGTAACCACTCGAATTGGTCAAAATGAATTTATTTTGGCAACAAATCAGTCCGGTTCTACAATTGCAAAAGGTTCTGTTGTTTACATCAATGGAGCACAAGGTCAAAAACCAACTCTTGCTCTAGCTGATGCTTCTTCTGAAGCAACATCATCTAAGACATTTGGTTTTGCTGCTGAAGCAATTACAAATGGTTCTGATGGTTATGTTATTACCTTTGGAATTATCCGCGGATTAAATACCCTAGGATTGACCGAAGGTGCAGCTTTGTGGTTATCTACAACAGCTGGTCAATACACAACAACAATGCCGACGCCTCCAGATAACTCTGTATTTTTAGGTTATGTTGTTAAAGCAAATGCATCATCTGGCGAAGTTTTAGTTAAAATCCAAAACGGATATGAACTTCAAGAGTTGCACAATGTTCTAATTACAAGTGTTACAAATGGACAAACACTTGTTTACGATAGCGCAACAAGTCTATGGAAGAATGCCACTCCTGTAGGAGATCCTGTTGTGCAGTATCTTGATGGTGGCGATTCTGGTGCCAAAGTAAAACCAGATATTATTTACAACGCAGGAACAGCAACATCCGCATCTTGGTCGTATACAATAGATGCTGGTGGAGCAACTGTTACATTCTAGTCAAAAGTAGAGAGAAGCAAACATGACATCACGCCTACAAAATCGCCGTGACACAGCGGCTAATTGGACAGCTGAAAATCCAACATTAGCTGCCGGTGAAATTGGTTACGAAACCGATACTTATAAGTTTAAGATCGGCGATGGCGTAACTGCTTGGAATACTCTCGCTTATGCTTATACAGCAGGAGCATCAGGGCCAAGTGGACCAACCGGTGCAACCGGACCAACTGGTGCAACTGGACCTGCTGGCGCAACAGGACCCACAGGAGCAGGCGGAGTCGAAGCAGTTAATGCACAAACAGGAACAACATATACATTTGTACTATCAGATAAAGATGATCTTGTAACTGCGTCAAACGGATCTGCTCAAACTTATACAATTCCGCTAAACTCATCTGTTGCATTTCCTACAGGAACTTTAATAAACTTGATCCAGATCGGAGCAGGTCAGGTGACAGTAGTTGGTGCTGGCGGAGTGACCGTTCTTTCAACAGGAGCAACAGCGGCGCAACCAAAAACTCGTGCACAATATTCAGTTATGACTTTAATTAAAGCTGCAACTGATACTTGGTATGCGACAGGAGATATTGCCTAATGCCTATTCTTGGGGTAGTTGCATCCAGCAGATTAAAATATCCAGCACCAGCATATTGGGCTATTATTTATTCTGGTAATAGTCCAACATTAAATGCTTTTTATACATATGGTGGCGGCAATTTTGATACTAATGGCAATTACTATATTGCCGGGTTTATGGATGTTCAAAGTTCAGATCGTAGAGGTTGGTTTATTAGAACTGATAATTCAGGCAATTATCAAAGTTCTCTTAGTTATAGAGCACCGGGCGGTGGCTGTGTAATTGCTGGTCAATCTCAAGGTTTACCAAAATCAAATGTTGATTCTAGCGGTAATTCATATTTAGGTATTTCAGGAGTAGCGGCAATCGGTGGAACTTCAGCTGCTTTGATGAAAATTAGCAATACAGGATCAATTGTAAGTCAGATTGGTTTAAAAAGCGTACATAGAAGTACATCAAATGATTACACTTATAATCAAGTTCAAGCAGTTGATCTTACAAATTCAAAACTTTATTGGGGTCTTGGCGTACCAAATTCCAGCGGTTCAAGTTCTTCTGGTTTGCACGGTACTGTTGTAAAAATGGATATGTCATACAATATTGAATGGCAAAAAGCACAATATGATGCTGCTGTTGGCGCTAGTACTCGGTCTTGGTATACTCACGGAGTTCTTTTTGATAGTAGTCAAAATGTTTACGCATTAAGTTACGGTCAAAATACAAGTAGCGGTTATGAAACTGAATGGATTAAATATAATTCAAGTGGAACTGTTCAATGGCAACGTCGTTTTATAGGACCTTCAAGTGCTGGTAGTCGATTAGATCTATTTTTCGGTAGCGCAATAACTCCAGCAGGAGATTACATATATGCTGCAGGGTATTATAGAAATAATTCTGGTGGCTTTGATACATGGTTATCTAAAATAGATACTAGTACAGGTACTAGTGTATGGAACAGAGCTATTCTGCAGAACATTTCCGCTGGTAGTAGGTATACTTCGCCTAGAGAAGTTGTAATAGATAGTAATGGAAATGTTTACGTGTGTGGTTTTTGGAATAGTGCTAGTTATAAATCATTTATTGCTAAATATAATAGTTCAGGCACTATTCAATGGATACGTAGTATTGATACAGGTACGCCAGTAGGTCAAGGTTTAGATATTGATCAGAATGGTACTTTGACTTTTTCTGCCTACATCAATGGCGGGCAATATCCAATGTATTTACGTGTACCAAATGATGGTAGTAAAACAGGTAATTACAATACAGGTCTTGGTTTTGTTAATTACTATAATCAAGGCAGCGAATTATATGACGGTACTTCAGAAGTACAAAACAACTCTGGAGCATTAACAGTTGCAAATGGAGATGCTCAAACTTTTACAGGTTGGGTTACAACAGAGGCATTTACACCTACTACAAATAAGGTGGTAATTTCATAATGTGGTATAACCTAACAGAAAAAATGTTTGTTTATGAAGGCGATTTAGATCTTCTAGGCATTGCTGATAAAACTGTTTTGCCAGAAAATATCGTTGAAATTGCATGGACTCAAAGTCCTGTAAGCAATGATCCTTTAATTGGTTATAAAGCAGGAGAACCTGCACTAATTGATGGTAAATGGCAAATTCAGTGGGTTGAAGTAACTTATACGCAAGAAGAGTTTGATGAAATTAAAGAACAGCAAGATAAAGTAAATACAGAAATTCTTGAATCTTTAACTCCTAAAGTTCAATAATAAATCAAGGTCGGGGGACCAATGAAATTTCATGTTATAGCGCTACCGCATACACAAGTAACAAAAGACTTTGTAAGTTGTGCTTTTACTGAAAAAATCAGAAGATTCTGTATCATGATGACAAATCTTGGTCATGAAGTAATTTTGTATGCTGGTGAATTAAACGAAGCTCCAGTAACAGAACATGTTGTCTGTATCAGTGAAGAAGAAAGATCCAATGCTGTTGGTTCTAATCATTATACTTCTGCATCATTTGATACAAATCTTCCACATTGGAAATTATTTAATAACAATGTGATAGAAAATCTAAAAAAACGTTTAGAACCAAAAGATTTTATTTGTGTTATAGGCGGGTATTCACACAAACCTATAGCCGATGCATTTCCAAATCACATGACAGTTGAATTTGGTATCGGTTATGGTGCAACATTCGCCAAATACAGAGTTTTTGAATCGTACGCATGGATGCATAGCATTTATGCCGGATACAAAAATCCTACAACGGTCGATGGTAATTTCTTTGACGATGTAATTCCTGGCTATATAGAACCAGAAATGTTTCCTGAAGGATCTGGCAGCGGCGATTATTACTTCTTTATAGGTCGTTTAATTGACCGTAAAGGTTTTAAGATTGCTCAAGAAGTATGTGAGCGACTTGGTAAACGCTTAATAATTGCAGGTCCTGGCCATGAGCGAGGAACTGGTTATGGCGAGTTTATAGGCAATATTGGTCCTGATCAAAGAGCAGAACTAATGGGTAATGCAATTGCTTTATTTGCACCAACAACCTATATTGAACCATTTGGAAATATTGTAGTAGAAGCACAAATGTGTGGCACTCCTACAATTACGACCGACTGGGGAGCATTTACAGAAACCAACATACATGGAGTTACCGGGTTTAGATGTCGGATGTTGGCAGATTTTATAGAAGCAGCAGAAAAAGTAAAAGATCTTGATAGATCATTCATCAGAAAGCAAGCAATCGCAAAGTATTCTCTAGATGCAACAGCGCCTAAATATGATAAATATTTTAAGCGGCTTTTAACTCTATGGGAAGATGGTTGGTACCAGACAAAAGAAAAGGTTAATCTATGAGCTTATCAAAGCGACTACGTGTAGCAGGCGAGAAACGCGCTACCAATCAATTTGTTGAGCCTTTAATTCCAGGAAGACCGGCTTACGCAACTCCTGCTGGAGTGGACGTAAATGCGGAATCTGCAATTAGAATGTCAACTGTTTATGCGTGTGTTCGACTACTTGGCGACACTATATCGTCACTGCCACTTAGCGCATACGTGCGACGTGGCCGCGCTCGCATCAATTATGCAGCAGCTTACGGATCAATGCCAACATGGATAAATCAACCAAATCCAGATACAACTCGCTTAGAATTTTTTGAACAAGTTATTGCTTCGCTTAATCTTCACGGTAATGCTTTTATTATTACTGTTCGAGATGATATGGGAGATGTTACAGAACTTTATTGCATCAATCCTGAGTATGTAAGACTTCGTCGACCAGAGCCAAATGCTGAGATTGAATACATTGTAACAATTCCTTATAATCCACAAAATGGACTATATGATCCAATGCAGTCAAATCAACTTTCTGGCAAAACAATGGTTTTGACTAAGAATGAAATGCTACATATTCCAATGTTTAGATTACCTGGACAATTACTTGGTCTTGGTCCTATTGGAGCTGCTCGTGTAACTCTTGGATCTGCTATGGCCGCAGAGATTTATGCAGCTGCATATTTTGGCAATGCTGCAAATCCTGGTGGAATTATTGAAGCACCAGGAGAATTGACACAAGAACAAGCAGCAGATATTGCAAGAGATTGGAACATTTCTCACTCTGGGCCATATCGCGCAGGTAAACTTGGTATTCTTACAAGTGGAGCAACATTTAAGCCACTGCAACTCAATGCTGCAGATGCTCAACTAATTGAAGTTCGACGCTTTGGTGTTGAAGAAATTGCAAGGTTGTTCCGAGTTCCTGTTTCATTACTCGGACATCCAGTTGCTGGCGCAATGTCATTTGCATCGGTTGAAGCTCAAAACTTATCATTCGTACAACATTCACTACGACCATTGCTAGAGCGGTTAGAACAGTCTCTGTCTAAACTTCTACCAGAGCCTGATGGTTTTATCAAGTTTAATCTTGACGCGCTTCTACGCGGAACCACGCTAGAACGTTACGAGGCTTATACAAAAGGACTTCGCGAAGGATTTTTAAGTCTAAATGATGTCCGCTTTACTGAAGATCTTGCACCATTAGGTGAATCAGGAGATCAATACAGAGTTCCGCTACAAAATATCGACGCAGCAGATGCAAAAGATGTTGGTCTGAATATGCGTGCGGACATAGCCGCCAAACTTATCCAAGTCGGATTTGATCCGAAGGCCGTATCTGAAGCTGTTGGTCTTCCAGAAATGACACATACAGGTTTGCCTTCAAATCAACTACAACCAATTGCTACTGTAGATCCACAAGATCCAAAAGCAGCCTACGAGGTCGAATAATGCAAGTAATTGATGGAGAGGTTAACTCAAGGAGCAAAATGAAAAAAATAGAACGCCGCACGTACCATGTGCAAGAGGTACAAACACGAGCTGAAGGTGATAAACTTACTTTAGCAGGTTATGCAGCGAAATTTGATAGCGCTAGCGTACCACTTCCATTTATTGAGAAGATTGCTCCAGGAGCTTTTCGAAAGACGCTAACAGAAACTCCTGACGTAAGACTTCTAGTTAACCATGAAGGTCTTCCACTTGCACGGACCAAAAATGGTACACTACGTTTGTATGAAGATGAAGTAGGTCTTCGATTTGAGGCAGATCTTCCAGATACTCAGCAAGCAAAAGATCTTTATGCCTTGATTGAAAGAGGCGATGTAGATCAAATGAGCTTTGCTTTCAGAGTAATTCGCCAAAAGTGGAATCCAGATCGCACAGAACGAACACTCACAGAAGTTAGTTTGGCAGACGGTGACGTTTCAGTCGTAACTTACCCAGCTTATCCTGCCACTTCAGTTGAAGCACGTGAGCTAATTAAAAATGCAATTCAGGCCATTAAAGAAGGCCGTGAAATTTCTGGCGAATCATTACTAGTTCTTAATAGTATTTTTGAAAATCTAAGTGAAGGCCACGAATATGTCATGAAAGCAGTTGAAGTCATGGCAGAACTTCTTGGAATGCAAGAAGTTGAAGAAGAAGGTCCTATGGAAGAGCAAACAATGGACGAAGATGTTGTCGAGATCATGGATGAAGAACTTCCAGTTGCATCTCGTACAATTTCACTTCGCCTCGCAAAAGCAATAGCTTCCACAGTTAAATAATATTCTGCTACAAAATAGCAGATACGAAGTCGGAGCGATTCTCACACCCGCAAGCGCCGTGAGCATCATCGCCACCACCTCGATTCCAACAATCATAAGGAGCAATACTCTATGTCATATCTTGACAAAGTAGTCGAGCGCCGTGATGCAGTTAAGGCAGAAATGGACGCAGTTCTCGATGCAGTAGCAAAAGAGGACCGTACAGATCTAACAGCTGAGGAAACCGAGAAGGTTGATGCCCTCGTTGCTGAATCACGTTCACTCGATGAGAAAATCGAAAAGCTAAAGGCGCAAGCTGAAGCTGATGTAAAAGCTGCAGAAGCTCGTAAGGTAGTTGCAGAAGTTGTAACTCCATCAACAGCAACTGTAAAGATCATTAGCGAAGAGCGCACATACCGTCCAGACGCAGGTCACTCTTTCGTTAAGGACGCATTTAATGCACAGGTCCTAAATGACTTTGCTGCTAACGAGCGTCTAGCACGCCACATGAAGGAAGAGTCAATTGAGCGTCGCGATGTTGACACAGGTAACTTCACAGGTCTTGTTGTCCCACAGTACTTGGTAGATCTCGCTGCACCATATGCACGCGCAGGCCGTCCAACTGCTGATTTTGCAACAAACAAGATGACACTTCCAAATGCTGGTATGACACTTAATATCAGCCGCATGACAACAGGTACTTCAACTGCTGTTCAGGAAACACAGAACACTTCTGTTTCTGAGACAGATGCAGATGACACACTGTTGACTGTTCCAGTTCGCACAATCGCTGGTCAGCAAGATCTATCTCGTCAGGTTATCGAACGCGGTACCGGCGTAGATGCATTTGTTCTTGCAGACTTGATCCGTTCATGGCACACCACTCTTGATGCACAGGTTCTTAACGGAACTGGCTCAAATGGTCAAATGAAGGGTATCCGTGCTTCTGGCGGAAATGCAATCACATTCACAGCAACAACTCCAACAGTTGCATTGCTTTATCCAAAGCTCGCTGATGCACTTCAGCAAGTTCAGAGCAATGTCTTTACAACACCAACTCACTGGATCATTCACCCACGTCGTCTAGCATTCTTGCTAGCTGCGACTGATACTGCAGGTCGTCCAGTAGTTGTACCAACTGCAAACGGTCAAATGAATGCAATTGGT